CATAACTAACTTTTGAGTTCCTAATGATTACCGCCCACGCTCCCACGCTCCCACCCCCCGGGACGTTGAATTTACGCCATAACCCCACGCCTACACCACGCCACCCCCCCTAACCGCCCATCGCCCCCCCTCTATAGGAAAGCCCCCCACGGGCAACCACGGGCTTATTTTTAAGAATACCAAATAGTTGGTTTATTTGAATTTATACCCTTGACAAAACAAGGTTTATGTGCTATACTTTAAATAGGATTATTGAATATGGAATACAAGTTTAAATAAATGTGTTTTTGGAATTTTGAACTTACTATCCTGTTACACACACGCTAGGACTCATGACCCTGGTGGAACTTAGTTTTAGCTAAAGCGTCATTTACTTTTCTATTACCCAATGTGGGGTGAGGAAGCGAATGGCGTTTTTTACTTTACCCCATATGACGAGGGGTGAAGAACAAAGGAGAAAGATATGCCACTACCTATGCCACATCATTTAAAAGCACCTGGGTCGATAAGGCTTGAGCCCAAAAAAATAACATCTAAGATTATGAATATTTTATACCTGGACTTGAGTGGAAGAACTAATAATGATATAGCGGAGATGGTGGGGATTACGCCTTCCAGGGTTAGTATAATTAAAAACTCCCCTATGTATAAAGACAGGAGAGAGGAAGAGAGTGTGAAACTTAGTACTGCGGTTATAGAGAAACAAAGTGAAAGGGTGGTACATGGTGACCTGGTTGAACAAACATTTGAAACTGAGAAACAGGTGCTTGCTGAGGAACTTCTTAACTTGGCGTTGAATGCAGAGAGTGAGCAAGTGCGGAAGAGTGCTATTGTGGATGCCCTTGGGTATATAGGATATAAACCAAAAGTAAACTCCATAGTGACCACGGTGGAGATAGATAATAAAATGCAAAAAGCGTGGGACAGGGTGATGACGAATGATAAATATGGAAAAACTGAGCGAGCCAGCACGGTTAGAATTACGCAGGAGATGCCTGAGTAGTTTGCATGCGTTCTGTATCGCAGTAATGGGGTATATGGATTTGACAGATGATATCCATGCGGAGGTGTGTCGGAGATTGGAAGACCCATGCACCCGGAAACAATTAACCCTGCCGAGGGGGTTTCTTAAGACCTGTATATCAAGTATTGCGTATCCTATATGGATATCTCTTCCGAGGAAGGATAAACTGGAGTTCCCGAATGATGAGTGTATGAATTCGCGCCTTTATCAACTCGGCCCTAATATAAGAATACTAGTAGCGTCTAATGTAGTTACGAATGCTCAGAAAATAATAAATAATATTAAAAAAATATATGAACGGGGGAAAGCGCTACAGGTATTATTCCCAGAGGTTATACCAACAAACTTTGACCGGGTTAAGTGGAGTGATGCTTCCGCATGCATAGAACGGGATATGGATTTTACTGAGTCTACGTTTGAGGCCGCAGGTGTAGGGGGCTCAGCAGTATCCCGGCATTATGATATCATAGTAGAAGATGATTTAATATATGCAAAAAAAGATGACTTGAGTGGTAAGGAACTCATGCCTAATCAAGATGACATAGATAAAGCGATTGGGTGGCATAAACTTGCGCTGTCCTTGTTTGTACCAGGCCCTCACACCACATTAATAAATGTAGGAACGAGGTGGGCGAAACATGACTTAGTTGATTATATCAGGGTGAATGAACCGGAGTATAAGGTGCTTGATGTAAAAGCAGAGGTAACTACTGAAGAAGGGGAGCGGATACCCAGGTGGCCTGAGATGTATCCCATTAAACAACTTAATAGGATTAAGAGTGCTCAAGGCCCATACATGTACGCTACGCAATATTTAAATCTTCCTATGTCCCCGGAGGATATGTTGTTTAAACTTGAGTGGTTGCAATACTATGATAAGATGAGTGAGGTGCCTGAAGGAAGTAGGATATTTACTACGGTTGATTTAGCCGGATGGGGGACTAGTAAACGTGCTCACTTATCCCGGGCGGTTGTGCTTACGTGTGCATGGTGCCCCAATAATCATATGTGGGTGCTACACTATGACGTAGGTAGATATAACCCAACTGAGGTTATTGAGATTATGGCGAAGCATTGGCGGTTATTCGCACCTGAGTATATTGGAGTGGAGGAAATATACTTCCAAAAGGCTCTGCGTCATTTCGCCGTACAGTCAATGGATAAAGGGGAGATACCTAGGATGAGTATCCGGGGTATTAAACCAGAGGGGCATGAAAGTAAAGAGATTAGAATACGGGGGTTAGAGCCCTTGGCATCAAACCTCGCCATACATGTGAAGAGGGAACATAAAGACTTTATTGAGGAGTATATTGAATATGCGCCTAACAACAATTCAATCACCAAGGATATACTTGATGCTGCTTCATATCAGGTACAAATTGCTCGGCCTGGAATTGCGAAAGCATACAATAATAAAGGAGACAGAAACGACTTTGTCAGCGTGGGGACGATTGATTCGTTCCTTGAAAACATATGGGATAAGACTAAAAATGTGGATTTATTTAATAATCCTCTCCCGCCTAAGAATATATATGAGGAAGAGGCTTTATCATATTTAACAGAGAATGAAAACCCATTTGACGAGTGGGCGTAAGTTCAAAAATTGAACATATGAATGGAGGCTACTATGGCACTAACCAGAGCAGAGATGGTAAAAAAAGCAAAAGCCCTTCTTAATGCAAAGAAGAAGGCTAAGGTAAGTAAATTCACAGAGGTGTTACGTGGGTAGAGTTGGCGCTCATGGCGCAAGCAAAAGCACGGATTTAAAAAGAGCAAGGATACTTAAAACCAAGTGGGTTTCATTAAGGAAGAGGGGATATGAACCACCTGCTAATAACGAGGAAAGAAAACAAAGATTAAGGGAGTGTGCTCATGACAGAGTTTCAGGCTAGAAAACCCTTAGATGAATGGAAGGCGCAAATCAAGGCTGGTGTTCGATACCGTAGCATATATGGGAAGTCAAGCGACTGGGAAAGGTATAAAACCATGTATCGTGGATATTGGGGTAAGGGAGTAGTGCCTGTTAACATTATATATGCAATTGGGCGGAGTATGGTACCTCAAGTATATTTTCGCAACCCAAGGGTAAGTGTTTATCCTAAACTCCCTGGGTATGCACCGCATGCCTGGATGCTAGAAAGAATTGATAACTACCTTATAACTGAACTCCAGCTTAAGAGGGAACTTAAGATGTCGGCATTGGATTGTTACCTTTGTGGCCGAGGGCCTGTGATATTCGGTTATGATAGTGAATGGGGGTTTAATCCAAGTTTCCTTAGTGATGAGTTTCAAGATGCTTCCCTCACCTCATTTAATAAAAAGGGAATGAAAATTGAGTATAACCTAAATGTAAAACCAGGGATGCCCTGGATGATGCGCTGCAACCCAGCAGACTTTATTGTACCCTGGGGAACTGCAGCCTGGGAAGAAGCTCCGTGGTATGCGATGAGAAAAATGCGCCCACTTAAGGATATTAAGGAAGACCCTAAATACACAAACACGGCTAGTATGAAAGGGGTGTATAAAACTAAACTTGATTCAAGTAATGAAAGTAAGCCTGCACTTCAAGGTATGCATAGACACGAAATGGATGAAGCAGCGGAGTGGGTGGAACTGTGGGAAATACATGATCAGAGAAGTGGTCGGGTGTTTACATTAAGTTTTGACCATGATAAATTCGTAAGAGATGAAATTGATTACCTACAGCTTGAGGGATTACCAGCTGGGGTGCTTGGATTTAATGACGACCCGGATTATTTCTGGTGGGCTCCTGATGCCCGTATGATAGAGGTACAACAGCTTGAGATTAATGATGTAAGAACCATGGCCAAACAGCATAGAAGAGTGGCCTTACTTAAGGTACTGTATGATAAGGGCATGGTAAGAAAAGAAGAGATGACTAAGTTACTTGATGGTGACCCTAAAGCTGCGGTTGGAATTGACGCTGGCCCTTCTGGAGATATAAGAAAGGCTGTTCAGTTATTCCAAAGCCATGTACCGCCGGATTTAATAAGCGCATCCCGTGAAATACGGGAGGATATTAGGGAGATAATAGGGTTCTCTAGAAACCAGATGGGGGCATTTGAAGCACCCTCTGGGAGACGTACTGCTCATGAAGCTGAGATAGTTCGCGCGGCTTCTATGATAAGGATAGATGAGAGAAGAGATATGATGGCGGATTTCTTAGAACACAGTGTGCGGAAGCTTAATCAAATAGTATTTGACCAATGGAGCGAGGAAAGGGTTATTGATGTAGTAGGTCCTGATGGGGCTAAGTACTGGGTAAGGTTTACTGGAAAGGACATCCGGGGTGAGTTTGCTTATAAGGTAAATCCTGAGGAAGCTGTACCGGAGAACAGAAGTACAAGACAGGCTGAAGTTGAAAAGTTTATGGAGCTTGCTGGTAAAATCCCTGGTGTTGACATGAAGTATTTAGTTAAGCAGTGGGCTAGGCAATTTGAATGGGTAGACCATAGTATGCTTTTTCCACAGCAGGAAGGGGAGGGACGAAGCCCGGAGAAGGCTATGATGTTCCACGATTTTATGCGGAAAATGGGAGCTAGTGGTAATGAAAACCAAAGCCAGTTTCCACAACTTGCTGAACAAGGAGGTTCGGAATGAGCAAGTATGGGTTAGACAATTATGAATATGATAAACACCTGAGTGCTAATAAAAAAGAAAGAGAGCTTAGGTCAAGAAGGATTGAACGAAAAGCTGCTAATAAGGGTTGTGTTGGATGGCATTTTGGAATAGCTGAGAAGCCGGTGTATGCTGGAAGTAAGGAAGAATTCAGGCATGAACTGAGCAAACGTGGGCTCGCTATTAAAGACGAGTACCGTGGGAGGGGGAAGTAATGGATAGAGGACTAACGGCAAAGATGTTAAAAAACCAGCTTAGTGGGCAGTATGATGAAAGAATGAAAGAGGATAAAACGATACTTATTACAATGTCTGCTGGCGCCAAACCTACTGTAGAGTTTACAGGATTTTGGAATGGTATGCTCTTAAGAAAGGCCATGAATTCGGTTGCTAAGGCGTATCGTGTAAGGCGAGTAAAGAACACGCACCCTGCGAGAGGGGAAAGTAAAAAGGAGGAAGGCAATGAAAAGCAAGAAAAGAAATGAGTTTAAGGATGCTGTGAAGTTACTAGGTTTCAGCCGTGTGCGCTGGAATGATGGTGATAAAGGCGAAGGTGGTGACTCTGGCGATAAGGGTAAGGAAGAGGGAGTAAGCAAAGAAGATTTTACATCCCTTCAGGAGAAGTATAATGATGCTACATCAAAGTTAGATGATATGAGGTTGGAAGTAATGTCGCAAGACTATATCGACTTTATAAATTCTAAAGATGCTGGCGCACCTGGTAAAGAAGAAAAGAAGGAAGTAGATACAGGTAAAGGGAAAGAGGGTGGAGATGACGATTTTGAGAAAATGTCTAAGGCTGACCTTGTAGCGCATATTAAGAATGAGATGAAGAGTGCTGTTAATTCTCTTCAGGAAACATTCCAGAGTAAGGACAAGGAAAATGCAAAGGTTGAAGTACAACGGTTTGCGCGTTTACATGATGACTTTTCAACGTATAGACCTATTATGTATGGCATATCTCTTGACCCTAAAAATAAAGACCTTACCTTATCTGAGTTGTATGATAAGTCTAAAGAGCATGTTAAAAGAATTCATACGGCACCTTCTGATGAAGATAAGAGTAAGTCAAGAAATTCTTCTAACGAGAAACCAGGTGGGGCTAGTGGGAGTTTTGATAGTAGTAAAAAGTATTCTGCTGAAGAAGCTGCTAAGGAAGCTATGGATGAAGTTGAACAAGAGTTAGGCCCTATTCCTTTGTCATAATATAAATGGAGGTGACAAGTGGCTTCTACAATAACTGAATATCTAAATACACTGTATACCACGACTTGGTTTAAAAGGCGTGCAGGTGTAATTGACCAGATATTCGAGGATAACAAACTAATTCAGACCATGAAGAACAAGGGTATGATGAAGTTTGAAAGTACTGACGGCCGTAGGGTTGAAATACCCCTGCGTGTTGCTAAGCCCACCACGGCAAAGTTCTTCGCCAAAGGTGCGACTTTTACTATCTCGGATTTCGACCCACTCACAGTGGCATATGATGATTGGAAGAACTTGGGAGACCAGGTTGTAAGATACTGGATAGATGATAAAGCAAATGGCGGGTCTAAAACTCAGCATATAAAAATGATGAATGCTAAGATAGACACCGTTAGAGAAACTTTGCAGGAGAAGTTGGAAGACGCCCTTTGGGCAAATACTGGAGGTTCGTCAGTTCTAGACTATAACGGACTGTCGTATCTTATAGATGATGACCCGACTGCAAGTGTCTCGGTACATGGTATTAATCAAAGTACTGCGGTTGATACTGATGGTAATTACTATTGGAGGAACCAGCAAAAAACAAGCTCAGGTGCCTTCTCGGTATATGGAGAAAGTGATATGACTAACTTCATGAACACTTGTCAGAGGTGGGGTAAAATCGGCCTTTTGATAAGTGACCAGACTACGTACGAACTTGGAGAGTCTGAGGCTTTGGAAAGAGTACGTGTGGTTAATAAGGAAGCAGTTGACCTTGGTCTTGACCACATTTCTTTCAAAGGTAGAATGTGGGTATGGAGTCCTAAATGTACCACGGGATATACATACTTTATAGATAGAGAACATCTCGGGTTTATAGTTGACCCGGCTGTTAACATGGTCATGGGGCCATGGAAAAACATACCTAATCAGTATGAAGATGTAGTTACACAGATAGTGCAAAGAGGCCAGACCTTTGTTGATAAACGTAGGTGCCATGGGGTACTTACAGGTCAGGCTGCGTAGCCCCCGAGTTCTAAGCCAATAGAGCTAAGGTAGCCAATAAACCTAAGGAGGTAGTGATGGCTGATATAACTAGATATATGCAAGGGAATGTATCATCTGAGGGAAAGCAGAACTGGCGTGGTGACCAGGTATCTGCTCCCCAGGGTGGGCAGTCCATATACGAGTCTTCTGCTGTGCAACTTGCAGATTTAGGCTCGAGAAAAGTTGTTGGTGATAGGGTGTTTAGGTATTCCAAAGCTGCAGGTACTTGTGGTGCTGGTACGGTTCTTCAGCAAGGGGCTAATGCATCCTTAGACAGCGTTACTGCAGGTGGTACTAATGGCGTAGGTGGTAAAACATTTACGTGGTATGCTGCAACTGCTATAACCATAAACGACTATGCTGAGGGGTATTTAATATCTCAGAGTGGTACGGCTGGTAACTTGGGGCTTATGTATAGAGTTAAGTCTCATGCAGCTATAGCGAAAACAACTACGGGTACTTTATATCTATATGACCCACTTGTTAAAGCAGGGGATATAATTGATGAGTACACGTTGATGAAAAATGTACATGCAGATTTAACAGTATGTACTAACGGAACTGCACCTGCGTTGGGTGTAACCCCGATTGCAGTAGTATCTTCGGATTACTTTTGGATGCAAACATATGGGCCTTGTAATGTTAAGGCCTCGGCTGTTCCGATAGCTGATGTATGTACTCCTGGAGCTACAGGTCAGGTTAAAGCTGCATCTGCTGCTGGTTCTATGGCACAGGAACAGATTATTGCTTCTGCTTTAATGGCTATAAGTAATAGTGAATACGGTATGGTGTTTCTAACCATTGCTCCGTAGTGTCCGCGTCCGCACGTGGGGGGTAGGTAAGTTACTTGCCCCCCATGAAATTAAACTAAAAATGGAGGTTAGTAAGATGGCGAGAGTTAAAAGGAAAAAGGCGAAGGATGTAGTTGTACCAAAAATACTTATTGGTGTTCCGATACTGGCGTGGACACATGAATTTGCTACAAGTTTTTTAAAGTTCTGGACTGATATAATGACATATCAGCATAAGGGTAAAAAGTTCCATGTTGGATTTGAATTCGAATATAGGAAGCCTGTTCACATGGCCGAGGAAGCCCTAGCCCAAAAAGCAATTGATGCAGGTTGTACACATATTTTATTAATGGATGATGATATATATGACGTAAGTGCGGAGGATTTAATTTAAGTTGGTTGCTGCGGATAAAGATGTTATTTCAGGTATTATGCATACATCAGGATTTTCCATATTCCATGTGTGCTTTTAGAAGATATGATACAAGTGTTAAGGTATCCACAATGCCGGTGCAAAAAGGTCCGGCTAGGTTATATGAAGTACCCCCTGAACAGAGAACTGGGGTGCAGGAGGTAGATTTAATACCATTTTGTTTTACATTAATTAAGACTTCTGTGTTTAAGAAAGTGGCTAAACCATGGTTTAAATGTGATACACAAGCGCCAACTGATTCTTGGTTTATGGATAGTATCATGGAAAAAGGAATTAAACCATTTGCTCACTTTGATGTATGGCTTAATCACAGGGGGGTAAAGAAGGAAACAGCGCATCTATGGAGGCAGATTGGGCTTCTTGAACAACAAATGAAATCCGGACCTAATGTAATTAACCTAACCCAAGAAGAGATGCAGAGGCATGAGGTATACATGGCGCTTAAGTTAAAGCAAGCGGAGGATGAAGTTAAAATAAAGTGGGCTAAGGAAAAAGTGTTCTATGAACAAATAGGGAAGGGGATAGCTAAACCGATATCAAAAGTAGGAGGTTAAAATGGGAAGTCAAGTAACAAATTTTAGTGTGTCAGGTGTTAAACATGCCATTATAAAAAAAGCATTTGATGGTAACTCAGACATCTTTAGAGGTGTAATGGTAACAACCGCGAGTCCTGATGGCACAGTTACATCAGGTATTATAGGCACTCTTTGCTGGGATGAGACAAATGATAATGCTTATATTAATACTGATGTTAGTACAACCTGGGTTCTTATTAATGCCTAATAATTATACTGAGGGACTTAAGAAACATCCAAGAGAAGAGATACTCGCACTATTACTAGAGCGCACTTCCCCTGCTGTAGCTGCTGGTATCCTTGGTAATATTGATGTAGAGACTGGTGGTTCATACAACTGGGGACAAGTGCAAAATGAAGGTGGGCCAGGGAGAGGATTGTTTCAAATGGAAGGTGGTATGCTTAAAGCATATCAAGACCATTTAGGTAAGAATGGTATAGAGGATAATGCTACTACTCAAATAGACTTTGTTGGGAATTTATTAGCGGATGGGGAAGAGTACGATATAGGTGCTGGGAATAGAAAACAGTTGCAAAAAGCATTTGAAAGTGAAGACATTGATACTATAACAGCAACATTCTCAGACAAGTTTTTAAGGCTGGGAAAGGCTAATATGCAGAAAAGATTTAAAGCAGCTAATGAATGGTGGACAAGTATAAAGGGGGCTGGTAATGACAAGAGACCAGATGATAACTGAAATATGTGATGTCATTGGAAAAGCAAAGGCCTCAGCTTCTGTATCAGGGGCTAGTCTTGAAGACAGGGTGGTTAATTACTTAAACTGGTCTCAGAGGCGTATTGCTAAAGCCTATGATTTTGATGAGCTTAATACTCTTAACACTTCAGTTAATTTAGTTACTAGTGTTAAAAGATACCCAATGAGTGTTGGGACTAATAACTTAGGGCTGCTAAGGGTTAAAGATATAAGAAGTATTCGCCTTATTGATTCTGCTAATTCGTGGAAACTAGAAAGATGGAATTACAGGAAGTATGATAAAAAGTACCCAAGGCCTGAGACTTATTCTACTAGTAGGCCTAGGATATATATAAGAGATGGTAATAACTTGGAATTTTTTAAGATACCGGATGATGCATATTCTATTAGTATAAGGTATGCACAATGGGCTCAGGCGTTATCTACTGGGGCGCAATCAAGTGATTTTGAGAATAAGGATGAACTACTCATTGCTGGTGGGATACTTGAAGGGTATTTAGCAATGGAGGAATATGCGGATGCCAAATTGTGGTATGAAAGGTTTGCGGGGATACTGAGTGATAGTATAAGTGTAAACAGGGATGTAGATTGGGAACCTGAAGCAGAACCATTTAGTTCAGACCCTTCATATGCAAGTGGCGAACCGTGGTTAGACCCTTATGGGAATACTGGAGACCCATTATCAAATTATCCAGGCTAGTTCATAAGTTCAAATATTGAAATTACAAATGGAGGTGGGTTATGATTTCAGCTGGAACGTTTGTGAGTACTAATTCCGCGGATGGGCTTTTAGTGGCATCTGCAGATAAGTCACATTTTCTTGGTGCTTCTATTGGAGGTGGGGATGGTACTCTTACTATAAAAGCAGGAACTGAGACATTTTTGGTGTTAAAAACTACTGCTAATAGAGATACTGTTGGGTTTGCTCCAACGTTGCCCATTGCTCTAAGCGCTGGGTTGAATGCTACGTGCTCTGGAACTGGAGTATGTACTTTATTTTTTGCAATATCTAATTAATAAAGGAGAGGAGTTATGGCGTTACCTAAAAGAGTTAAGATAGGTGGTTCTCATTACAAGGGGTTTAAGTTAGATATAGCATCTGCTCCAGGAGATTATGTAATGTCCGTTAGTCCTACAGCTAAAGGATTTGCGATTAATGGAATAAGTGTAACTCCTGATAGTAATGGAAGTGGGGATACATTTACATTGGAGCATGTAAATACAGTTGCTACAGTTGGTGGGACTGTTATTTCTGAATTAGCTACGGGGATTTTTAATTTAGGTGGGGGAATTACTATTGCATTAGATTTAGTTACCCTTGAATTAATAAATCCTGGAGAAAGTATAAGATTTACTTATAACAACAGTGCTAGTATTGCAATGCCAATATTTGTAACTGTTGAAACGATTCAGT